GCTCCGCTTCAACCTTGGCGCGGTGCTCGGCTTCGATGCGAGCCTGTTCCGCTGCAGCCGCCTGCCGCTGGGCTTCAAGCTCGGCGCGCTGGCGCTCCAGTTCCGCGCGCTCGGCGGCCAGACGCTCGGCTTCGATGCGGTCGGCTTCAGCCTTGGCGGCAGCTTCGGCGGCGCGCTGGGCTTCGGCGGCTTCGCGCTGCTCGGCGGCTGCGATCAGTGTTTCGGTGGTGGCGATGGCTTCGGCCTTTGCGGCCTCGGCAGCTTGCACAAACTCTGCGAAGTCCTCGCCAATCACGATGGCCTGCAGGTCGGACAGCGACGCGCGCAGCTCTTCGGATGACTGGCTCGCGAAGAAGGCCGGCGCCGTGCGGATGTCGGCGATGCGTTTCTGAATCGCCTGCACGCGCTCCTGCTCAGCCCGGATCTTGGCCTGCCGCTCTGCCTCGCGCGCCGCATCCCATGCGTCCTGCAGGGCCTGCAGGCGGGATTCCTCGGGCTCGATGACGCCAATCAGCTCCTTTTCTGCGGCGATCACCGCCTTGCTGTACGCGGTCGCGTCCTCGCGGGCATCCTTGCCGCGGCGCTGGATCTCGACGCGGGTGTTCTTCAGCTCGATTCGCGCGCGTTGCGCTTCTTGGTAGCCGGCCGGGCCGGTAATGTCCGTGATGCGCTCGGACTTCGCGGCCAGCCCGGCGAGCTTGGCCTTCGTTTCGTCATACGCGAGAACGGTCTTCGCGCGCTCGATCGGTGCAAGTTCGGTGGTCATGTGCTCTCCGTCAGTTTTTCTTGCAGCTGGCGCAGCGCCAGCCCTTGTGCGCCTTCGCCGGCCGCGGTTGATTCGACTTGCAGCCCTCGCAGAACCCCATGCCTGCGCGGTAGGGCTGCAGGTGCGGGCTGTGGCTGCGGGCGCGCTCGATTGCGACCTGGAGCGCGAGGGGGTCTTGGGGATCGAGCCTCACCGGACCAGCTCCCGCACGTCCGTCAGCGCGCTGCGCGGCAGCTCGTGCACGGCGCTTGGGGTGAAGGGCCATGTGCCGGGTTCGATGCGCTGCTCGACCGTCGTCTGCCCGTACTTGGCCGCCCAGCGGTTGATGCGCTGCCACGGCTTGGGCGGTACCATCGGGTCGAAACCGTGCGGGCTGCGCTCCACATACCCGATCCGCTCCGGCCGCTTGGGCTGGTAGAAAGCAGCGATGGCGATAGCGACCACTGGAATCAGCAGCAGGGCGGTCATGCGGCAGCGCCTGCGAACAGATCATCTTGAGACGTTGCCATGCCAAGGTTCCGTGCGGCCTGCTCGAAATAGCTAGTCTTCAGCTCGACCCCGACGAATCGGCGCCGCATCTGCAAGCTCACATAGCCTTCGCTGCCGATTCCCATGAAGGGCGACAACACAACATCTCCGGGCTTCGTCCAGAGCCGCACGCCGCGGCGGATAACATCGAGCTGCAGCGGGCAGATGTGGCGCTCGTCGTCGTGCTCGCGCGCGCTACGGAATTGCAGCGTGTCGTTCGGATTGATGTCCATCCAGACCGGACTGGCAAGCCGCTGCCATTCGTCAACCGGCAGATCGTCGTGCGCCACTCGATCCTCGACATCACCTGGCGTCCGCATCGTAACCAGATAGTCCGCAATGCCCTGCCGGCTCATTGTCGCGTTGCTGCGGATGGTCTTGTGTAGCAGGCCGAGTGCCTTCGTACGCTGCATGGCGGTCACGGGATCTTTCCAGATGCAGACCTCGCTCGCGTAGATGAAGCCATGCCGTTGGAAAGCGCGAATCAGATCGCCGCGGAAGTCCTTGAGCCCGATGTATCCGTCGCGCTCTTTGCTGGTCGGCAATTGCATGCAGTGAAAGCTGACGTTGTGCCCAGGCTTGATGACGCGCGCCAGCTCCTTCACTAGATGATCGAAGTGCGCGAAGAACTCCCCATCGTCTCGGCAGTTGCCCATGTCGCGCGGGCTGTTGCTGTATGTGTACAGGCTCGCGAACGGGGGCGAGAAGATGCTGTAGTCGATGCTGCGATCCGGCAGGCCTGAAACGATCTCGACGCAATCGCCGTGGAACGCAGTCCACCCGTCGCCGGTCTGCTGGTTGATTGCCTCAATCATGCTGCTTCCTCTGTCTTGATCCATGCCGGGAGCGCTGCGATGCGCTTGGGCGAATAGGTGTTGGTCATGCGCTTAGAGCCGGTCACGGCTTCCATCACGGCGCCTTTCGTTTCTGCTGACAGCGCATCGGCCATGTCCAGCGCGTCACGCTCCTTGCGCTGCAGGTTCGCCACCACTGCGCCCTCAAGGTCGCTTGCGAAGATGTGCACCTCGACCTCGCGAGACTGACCAAATCGCCAACAGCGGCGGACGGCTTGGTAGTACGACTCCCAGCTGTCGGTGACGCCCACGAAAGCCATGCGTGCGCAGTGCTGCCAGTTGAGCCCAAAGCCTGCGATCGAGGGCTTCGTGATCAGCACCCTGATGCGGCCGTGCGCGAAGTCCATCAGCCGCTGTTCTTTCACGTCTGGATCGTCGCTTCCGCGGATCTCGACAGCGCCAGGGATTGCAGCACGCAGGGCGTCACCTTCGGCGTTCAAATCGCACCATACAATCCACGGCTGATGGTCCGCGTTGACCATTGCCGCGCAGGCGTCTACTCGCTTTTGCATGCTGCGCTTTCGGGCATCGCGCCGTTCGCTGAGCGTGTTGGCCTCAAGGGCAAAAAGCATCCCAGTTTCGGCCGAGTCGTGGCTGTCATCCTTGACGGTATGCTGACTGACTCGCAGCGCCGGCAGTTCGTAACGCGACCCGTCGAAGCCCAAATCCGACGGCTTGCGGACGAGCGCTGCCCAGCTCGCAACCCAGCGCCAGAACTGTTCGCGCGCATGCCCCTTGAGCCGCCAAGTCTGCGTCTCGCCGCCGTCGTGGACGAAGTATTCGGACAGCATCTCGACCTGCGTGCAGATGCCCAAGAACTGCGCATGCGTGCCTAGTTCGGTCCAGTCATTAGGGGCCGGAGTCGCGGTCGCGCACAGCTTGAACGGCGTCTGCTCGAAGGCTTCCAGCAGGATTTGCAGCGTCTTGCTTGTGTGATGCTTGATGACGCTCGATTCATCCAAGACTACCGCGCCGAAGCGCGCTGTATCGAATCGATGCAGGCGGTCATAGTTGGTGATCGTGATGCCGGGTTCGACCTCCGCTCCGTCCTTGCACTGCTTGACCTTGACGCCGATCGACTCGCCCTCTTCGACAGTCTGCGCAGCGACTGCCAGCGGCGCCAAAATCAGGACGTCATGGCCTGTAGCGGCGTGCACGGCCTGCGCCCACGACAACTGCATGCGGCTCTTGCCGAGGCCGGTATCGGCGAAAATCGCGGCGCGGCCTCGCGACAAAGCCCAGCGCACAAGGCACTCTTGGAAGTCGAAAAGACCGGCCGGCAGCGCCACCGACTGCGCATCGGAAAGGCCAGTCGGAGGGACGCGCGTCAACTTGCGCGCCACGAAGTCCTGGTAGGTCATTCGCGGCCCCTCCAGCGCTGGAAGGATCGCCAGCCGGTGACGGCCGCCCACGGGATCAGCAGGCAGGGGAGTGCGTAGGCCCAGAATGCGGCGGTCATGACTTCACCTCGTCAAGCTGAAGCCACGCAATGGCGCGAGCGACGACAATCTTGGGCATGTCCTCGCGCCGCATCTTGATATCCAAGGCCATTGATCTGGCGATCGAATCCTTGAGCGATTGAACATGCCCAAAGGGCAGACAGGACATAGCAAGATCGCGCCCAATTTTTCGGATTTCTTCGGCGCTCATGCCTCACCGCCCTGCGCCGTGTAGGCGCGCAGGCCGCGGTTTCCGGCTTGGATGGCGCGGCCAACGCTACCGCCCTCCTTGAGGGTGCGAACGAAAGCGAAGCGGCGAGCCTCCGCCTGTTGGCCAGCAAGCCCGTGGCGTGCGCAGCGATCAATGATCAGACCGTGCCCGGCGACGGCGCCTTCCCAGTTTCGAATGCGAATCACAGACATGTCATTGCCTCCGCGATCATGTGACAGGCGTAGCCGAGCGCTACGCTCCAGATGAACAGGCCGCCCAGCGCGCCGAACAGCAGGCCGCGAGTGGCTTTGATGTGGGTTTCGTCGGGG